TTTGTTTTTTATTAAATATATTTTAATTTATCTTTGTCTTAATCAATCCAGTTTTCACCATCTCTCCAAAAACCACTATCATTCCAAAAACCAGTAGCCAAAATCCAATCCGATACTGGTGCTGCTGTCAAATATTCACCTGCGTATTGATAAAAAGTTCTGTAATCTATTATTCTCGCATCATTTATTGATGAATAAAAATCTCTTTCATTAAGAGCGTATGTCTCAAAAAACTCTTTTCTACTTAATCCTGTTTTCTGGAAAAACTGATACTGGTTGTATGTTTTTGTCAAATCACTCCACTCTACTCCATAGTAAAACTGATATTGATTTTGTGATGCTGTATTACCACCAACTATTCCTAATCCTGAAAATAATGTACTTAAATCTATCATTATATTTATTTATATTTTATATACCAGTTAATCCCGGTGGTGTAGGCGGACAAGGTTCATAATAAACATAGTCAGTTGAACTCTCGTCTAACCACACATAACAACTTGAAGTCGGTGAGCCTTCTACCGTCATTAATCCAACTTCTAAAATAGAACTCGCTGATGCTATATTTAAGTCGTTATATTGCGTCTCATATATAACATAATCATAAGTTCCCGGTATTAAATCAAATCCACCTAAAAAAGAATATGTTGAACCATTACTAAAAGTGAAACTCTGGAAAAAATTATATCCAGATAAGTTCTCACTAATCATTAAAGTATTATTACCTGTGTTGTTTGATGAAAACTTAAACAGAAAATAAGGATTTGTAATGGTTGGTGTTAAATAAAAATATACTTTTTTAGTTTGACCTTCATTTATCAGTATCATCTTCTATATTAAAATCTATTTTATTATCAATTTTAAGAGGTTCTAACACTTCTTTTTGTTTCTTTGATGGTTTTGTATCTACCTCTTCAAAAAACTCTTTATATCCTAAATTATAGAGTTTCTCAAACTCGCTCGGGTCTATGTTTTTTAGTTTTCTTTTGATGGTTTTACCACCGCCTATTGAAAACTCTAAGTATTCTGGTTTTAATTTTAGTCGCATACTAAATCTCTTTTTTATTAAAATATATTTTTTTAGTGATATGTCTTAAATAAAAAAAACCACCTCGTAATGAAGTGGTTTTTCTTTATGGATATATATGGAAACTTCCAATTAGACTGGAAATCCTGAGGCAGTTGCCGAAATCCTGTGTGCTGGTTCAGGTTCTTTACCTTGAAGTGTGATGGTCACGCCATTCATATCTCCAAAAGCCTTACCTGTATTCATAGCGCCGTTGATTGCTCTAACGCCGTTTTGATATCCTAATAACCAGTATTCACCTCTCTGGTCTTTCACGATTACAGACATATTCGCCTGTGATAAAACTAATAGTTGATTTCTCAAATTACTATCGTTTTTGTGAAAAAGAAGTGTTAGTTGCTGGTCAAAGAAAACCGTGCCATTTTCAGTTGAGTAAGCACCTGTCTGGTTAAACTCACCAGTTTCCATCTCTTGTTCAAAAGTGAAAAAAGATGCTGTGGTTCCTGTAAAACCTATAATCGTGTCGTCATTATCAAGAGTGTATGTTGCTCCTGATGAAAAGTTTGCGATATAGGCCTCTTGTATTCCACCGATACTATCTCTACAACCTAATGTATATCCTTGTGTTAATAAACAAGCCATAATTTTTTATTTTTATTTTTATATCCTCATCAGGATTAAGAACCTACATAATATACAACATGCTCTAAATAAGCCACCTGTACTCCGATTTTCCATTTAGCAAGGAACCTTACTTCGTCAAAATCTTGTGAGTAGAAAATCCTAAAATCTTCACTATCAGATAATAAGTCAGTTCCTACATAGATGTTTGATGCTGGTGTTAAAACCCATCTGTTAGCAGAGTTTAGACCTCTTACTGCGATTGCTCTAACATTAGTTCCAGGTACCATCAAAGAAAACTCTGCTCCTTGGTTTTCAGCACCTGTGTAGTGGAATAGGTTGGCATCTCTTAAAGCCTTAGCGTATGTTCTAAAATCAGCGTAAGACATAAAGATATGTAAGTCATCTACATCAATAACATTAGTATCAATTTTAGTGATAGCCTCATCTACTTTGTTGATGATTTCATTTCCTAAATTAGATAATGAATAAGTACCATAAGCAGGATTTGATGCTGTAATACCAGCGTCAAAAAGAACTTTCAAACCATCACATAAAGCGAGGTTTCCAGAACCACCTACCGTATCACCTTTCCAGATTAAGTCCTCAATAAGAGCCTGTATCTGGTCTCTTTTGTTTTCAGCGTATAACTGCTCAAATGGAATATCTGTGTTGTAAGAACCTGGGTTCATTTGAACCTGTGTGTAGTAGTTCTCTAAATCGTTAAGACAGATACTTTCGTTAATTTTTATATCACATACCGTAATTGTTCTCTGGTCCAAAATAGTTGAACCAGTAGCATTCCAACCACAAGCGCCCGCCTGAGCGTTGATTGTAGTTGATAATCTATTGATAGTCGCTGCTGATTTGATACCACCTTGAACGGTTACTAAATCAGTAGTTCTACCTTTCAAAACTGCCTCTTTGATTAAATCAAGGGCGAACTCGTTTGTGTAGGCTGATAAGCCTGATAGATTTAAACTCATTTTTTATTTTTATTTTTTTTAATCTTTTTAGATTTATTTTTATTTACTTCTTAAAGCCTTAATTTTATCTATATTAGAAAACTCCGAAGTTTTTTTCTCTTTTTTCAAAGTTTGATACTCTGATTTTAGAGATGAAAAGTGTTGTTCGGCTGGTGTGTTTTTGATAAACTCATTAAGTTTATTTTCAACTGATTTAGAAAAAGAACCTACTTTACCATATGCTTTAACCATTTCTTTAATAACATCTTCCATATCGGTAATTTTCTTTTCCATCTCTTCAATCTTCTTTTCAGCATCCTCCATCTTTTTCATAGCACTTTCTTTTTCTTGTGCCTTTTCTTCTGGTGTGATGTCCTCCATCTCTTCTTCTTTTTTGTCTTCGGCTAATTCAATTTCAATTTCACCTTCTGCTTCTGGTAGTTTAACTTCTGTGATTTTACCACCTGACGCAACCAAAGTTCTACCATCTTCTAAAAGATGTTCTCCGTCTGGTGCTGGTAATAAACCATCTGGTCCAACAACAAAAAGGTCGGCTCCGACTACAAAGTCCTCACCTTCAACTCTTACGATATTATCACCAGATTTCGCATCAACATAATTTTCAACTCCTTCAACATTTTCAAACTTCATTAATCGTTTGATTTCATTTAAGATTTGTTTTTTGTTTAACATAGTTCTATGCTTATTTTTTATATAAATATAATGATATACTTATTTGTCTTTTTTTTCTTTAATCCCTTCTAATCTGTTCCAGTTTTCTTTGAGCCCACGCTATACCTTCATCACCACCCCATGATTGCCACATCAATCTTCCACAACCATCACCTAACTCTTTTTGACTATTCTGTCTATGTCTCTCAAAAGCCGCCATACGAGCAATAGTTTCTTCACTAATAGGTTCTCCTTTTGCCAGTTGGTTCGCTCTTTGTTTTCCAACATCAGTCCCACAACTACCCCATCCATTTTTTTCAGCCCAATCTAACGCGATTTGAGCGTTCTTTTTCGCAGCCTCCGGATAATCATTATAACTTTCAAAGTTTTCTAATCCTTCTACTGGTTCTTTTTTAATCTCACCAGTTTCATCTACATAAGGCTTTGCTATAACATCTATAAAATCTTCTACTAAAACCTTTATAGCCTCAAACTTCCACTCATCATCTTTTTTAAGGTCTAAAACCTGTTTAATCATTTCAATAGTATCAACTTCTTTTTCATCTGCTCTAATCTCAACAGAAAAACCACGGATTAATCCTGTTTTTAAGTAGTTGTTCCAGATAACATCGTTGTCTATTTTCATACTTACGAACCAGTCGCCTTTTTTGACGCCTGAAAAACCGAGTTCTTTACTTTTATCCATTTCTGGATTTTCTACTATCCAACTTTCAAAGACAAAAACACCATCTATCTCAAACTCGTGTTCTATATTTGTATTATTTGTGTTAGAACCCTTCTTAAAAAACATCTCAGCCGCCTGTCTAACCACTTCTTCTGGAAAAACGCCATAATAAAGTTCTCCTAACTCATTATATCTTTTAATTTTGATGTTCGGTCTCATCGCTGGACCTGTTAAAACTCTTTTTTCTTCATCAATAGCCTTAAACCTCATCTCTTCGGCTGAAAATAACATAAAATCAGCCTCTATTGCTGGTTCCGATACTAATGAAATCCTTTTGAGTTCTCCAAATATGTCATCAAGGCTCCACTCAACTATAATAACTTCTTTTTCCATTTATTTATTTTTATTTTTATCCTATCTCTGCTCTTTGTTCGTAAGTAGATATAGTATTTTGTGATGTTGTTATATCACTCTCTAAAACATATGCTCTCATCGGCTGTTGTCTCATACCTAATCCCTGTTCCTGTCCTCCTTCGTTACCACCAGTCATCGGTGCTCCAAAAAGTGTTGTCGCTGATGGTGTTGGACTTTCCATCGCCGAAGTAACGGAACCTCCTATATCACCCATTCCACCGCCGCTCGGTGCTGATGGTGGTGTTCCAGCCTCATATTTTGTTGAGGCGATTTTTGCCACATTAAGAGCCGTCATTCCTGTCACAATACCAGCCAATATACCTCCTAAAATAGGACCGGCTGGTGGTAGAATAGTCATCGCTGATGCGAACGCAGCCACCGCTCCTTGTAATCCTGAAACTATCGCTGACGCAATCTTCATCTTTTTCTCACTCTCAAAAGCCTTTTTCTTAATAGCCTCTTCTTGATTATATCTCTTTAAGTCAAGTTCATATTTTCTTTTATTAAACTCTTCTTCTGTGATGATGCCATTATCTTTATTCTTTTGTAAAGCCTCGGCTTCTTTATCATAAGACGCTTCTATATTTGATAAGTTTTCTTCTGTTCTTGCTTTTTGTTCTTCACTAACGGCTCCTAAAATAGAGTTAATCATCCCACCTATCACCTGTGCGTAGGCTGATACTTTTTGAGCCGTGTTTTCAAACTCCTGTGTTGTTAATTCTATAAAACTACCTATACTACCACTAATAGTTGATAGTATTGAACCCATCAGTTCAGTTCCTTCACCTTTAACACTCTCTAAAACACCGACCATATCAGAAAAGAACTTTGATACTTTCATCTTTTCTTTGTTTCTCGCTGCTGTGTTTATCTTATCTATCGCGTCATTTTTTCTTTGTTCGGCGTCAATAAGAAGTTGGTTGTAATCTTCCTGTGTGATGACTTTGTCTTTTAAGAACTCATCTAATTTATCTTTTTCTTCTTTATATGCCCTTTCTGCTTCTAACTTCGCCTTTTCATCAGCATCAGTAATCAAAGAGTTTTTGTAATCTAAATAATCCTTTTGTCTTTTCTCTAATTTATCTTTTGCGTCAGCATCTAACTTTTCAATTGCTTTATTTTTAGTTTCTTCTTTTTGTGTCAATAAAGCCTTTTCATTATCAGTCAGTTTATTATAACCATCTGCTCTTAACTTTTCAAGTTCTTTGATGTATTCTTCTTCTGTCATTTTAGAAGTGGCAAATCTCTCGTCTAACGCCTTTATTTCACCTTCAATAGCCTTCTCTATTAAAGCCGCTCTTTCATCACCATAGGCGAGTTCTAATAGAGCCTTTTGTTTTTCTAAATCATCTTCCAGAGCATCTATTTTCGCTTTTTCATTTTCTTTGAACGCTTCTTGGTCTCTCTCATAAATAGATTTGATTATCTCTAATTCCTGTTCTCTTAACTCTTTTAACTTTGCTGCTCTTTCCTCAGCATTTTTTATTGAGTTTTCAGCCTCTTGTTGTTCTATTTGTTGTATCTGTAATCTTAATCCATCTCTATCGGATTTTAATTTATCAAGTTTCTTTTGTTCTTCTTTTACTAACTTTTCATTTTCAGCCTTTTTAGCATCAATATCTATGAAAAAACTTGCTCCGTAATCCGATGCTGCTTCAAGTCCTTCACTAATCATTTCATTTAAGTTTTTAGAAACAATAGCGTTATATCCTAAAAGTTCAGCCACAGCGTTTGCTGTCTCAATCAAAATATCTATCGGTGCTGCCAGCATTCTTATACCAAAGGCTGACATCTCTAAACCAACTCTAATAACCATTTTCAAGGTTTCTTGATTTTGTTGTGCCAGTTCAAGTTCTAAAGCCTGTTTTTGTTTTATATTAGCAATATAAATCTCCTGTTCTTTGATTACGGCATCTATTTTCTGTAATCTTAATTCAAGTATCTCTTTTTCGGATTTTCCTTGTAATCTCAAAGCGTTTTCTTGTAGTCCAAAAGCCTCTAACTCTTCGTTCGCGAGTTCTACTTTCTTTTTAGAAGTTTCAACACTTTTTTCAGCCACTCTTAACTCCTCAGATGAGGCACCAACAACATCTCCTATGACATTTGCGATGTCTTCCCAGTAAGCCAGTAATAAACCTACGGCTACTACTAACGCACCAATACCAGTCGCGACAATAGCCTTTTGTATTCCACTTAAAGCCGTCTTACCAGTAGTTCCAAATAACTTCATACCGACCGTCAGTTGTTTAAGTTGTTCTAATCCCTGTGTAAAAGCCATAACAGCCTGTAATTTAGCCATGACAGCCTGTGCTTTTTCACTTTCTACACCAAACATCTGTGTCGCAGCCATACCTACTTGATAAGCCGCCGCCACTCTTTGAACTCCTAATGTCAGTTTTCCTGTAAATCCTTGTGCCGCTCTATCTACTTGAGCGTTGGTGTCCATCTGGACTTTTTTCATCTTACCGACTTCTTGTACTAAATCTTTGTAAGCCTTTGATGAGGTATCACCAGCCTGAGCCATTAACATCAACTTATCTTCGGCTTCACCGATTTGAGCGTTCAAAGTCATTTGTTCTTGTGATGCTTCACCAGTCGCGTCAGACAAATTACCTATTTCTTGATAAGCCATTTGTGCTGATTTAGACAACTTCGCCATTTCAGTCTCGGTATTCTTTATTGATTGCGATAATCTATCAAACTCTGGTGTTCCCTGTTGAACACCTTTGAGTTGTTCTTTCATCGCTTCAAGGTTTTTCTCTAACTTTACTAAATCAGTATTTACTTTACCAATACCATTTAAGGCAACTTCAAGTTCTATTTTTCTTGCCATCTATAATAGTCAATTTTTTATTAAATATACTTTTTATATCACCTGTCTTTTAGAAACTACTTTCATCATAGTAAGTATATGTTAAATATATAACTATATCGCTGTTTCCTCCTGTTGGATTACCAGCATCTGCTGATAGCGTGATATCACCATCGTCATCTTGTGTTTGAACTAAAGCAGCACTTGTATTTCTTGGAATAAATCTATATCTTCTTACTGATGTTGTTGATAAAGCCTCGCATTCATGTGTCGCTCCATTACCACCTTCAAAAATTACTAAGTTCGCGGGTGCGTATGGACTACCACCATTATTTTTCACATAAGCCGATATAACTTGAAGGACGGTTCCTGTTCCTGCTCTCGCAACCAGAACTTTCGGTGTTGTGTATAAATTTAAAATCTCAGCACTTGAAACCGTAACCGCAATTTGTTTTATCATTATATTTGAGTTGTAAATACTTCCATCAGCATCACCTACTAATAAACAACTATTAGTTAATCCTGCGAGTACTGCTGAACTATATGAACCACCAGAATATAATATATCAGCCTGCCCAATAGTATCATTATCATCCCATTTAGTTAGATAATTTGTATTACCTATACCATCAATAGTTCCTCTTATCAAAGAATATGTAATTCCATTACTATCTAATGAATAGTATGTTCCACCGAAGTTGTATATCGCATCAACTCCTACTGGTGGTTTTATGATTGATGCTGTTGTCGTTATCCTACTTAAATTAATTTGACCCATTTGTTTTATTTATTTTTTTATCCTATATAAGCATTTGAATATTCACCACCACCGCCTGTTGGTAATGATGTGAAAACATTTGTATTACCACTTTGTGATGCCACTAAACAATATATCGGCTGGTTGGTTGCGTTTATATCATATACATCTGTCTCAAAAAGAATACCTAAATCCTGTATGTTTAAGTTCGCCTGACTTCCACCTGTTCCTGATATGATATTTTTATTACTGGTTATATCAGTTTCATTAATCACCTGTGCTGACGCGACTAACTCTTTTATTGAATATGTTGAGCCGCCTTTGAACCATATATTATATGCTGGAAAAGTAGATATACCAGCGTTTGTAAATATCTGTGCGTTCGCAATTGAAAAAGTATCATTAACCTGAAAACTCCATGTTCCACTATCTAAATATAAACCTCTATTCGCGGCATATGTTGTTGAGTTGTAAGTATAAAAATCTTCACAACTAAAATTATTTTGAAATTGTAATAATGACTGATTACCAGCGACATGATATACACCTACATATTTCCAGTTTATTCCATCTGTTTTTATTGATGAGGTGCCGTTTAACTGACTTGCGCCAGCGGTGTTAGGTAATATAAAAAAACCTATATTTGTTCCTGATACGGTTCCGGATATGTATTCAAAATGAAAATTAGTTGAAAACTTCAAAGTAGATGAACCAGTCCTTAAATCACCACCATCTATATAAACATTTTGTCCCCATCCTAACGCACCTGAACCAGCCTGACTACTAATAGCGACATAATTTGATGAACTCGTTGTGTTTCTTATCCAGACATTAAACAAATAGTGATATGCTGTGTTAAGTGTGCTCGCTGCGGGCATTTGTAAGTAAGCAGGTCGTGATGAAGTGACAGGGTCATATATTACATTAAATCTTTCCGATGCTGTTATACTACTAATCTGTCCTGTTGAAGAGTTTATCATGAACCAACCACCTTCGTCTATTGTTAAATCATCATTAAAATAAGTCGGAACCGTATTTTGTATATAAAAACCAAATCTAACTCTGTGTCCGTTAGAAAATACTTTTTGAGATGATAAACCAGAACCACCACCTAATAAAAATCTATAACTTGAACCTATACCATTTGTTGAAACCGTCATTCCAGTATTCAAAGATAAAGTCGGACCACCTATTGTGAGAACCATACTTGAACCTGTCATAGTAATTATATTTTGATAATCACTTAAAAGAAATGAACCTATTGTTCTTGTTGTTAATCCTTGAAAACTCAAAGGACCTGATGTTGTAGCACCATATATATCACTACTCGTTGCTGATGGTGGTACTACCCCACCAACCCAAGTACTCGTTGATGTAAATAATCCTCCTGATGTTGATATTTCGTAAAGTGGCATTTTAATTTTTAGTAATTTTTAAGGTTAAGTTTGCTTTTTGTATTGATGAGACACTATCTACATAAAATGATAGGATATCACCTGATGATATACTTTGTGTCCATGTTGATAAATTATTGTCCTCTGCTTTTATTGAACTTATTAACTCTGGTTTTTCTGTTCCTGTTATACTATCAGCCGCTGTTGGTGGAAAATTAGCATATGTGTCTTTCCATACATCAATAACTATTGAACCTGTCTGGTCTGCCAGTAAAGTCCAACCATTTATCGTTGCGTCAAATGGAACTTGTATCCAAGTTTTTAGACCTGTTGTTATTGTTGAACCACCACCATCTATTGTAAGTCCTATCAAACTTTGTGTTGCTGATGTACCAGAGGTTCCTGATGTTCCTGATGTTCCTGATGTTCCAGATGTTCCAGATGTGCCACTACCTCCACTTTGTCCTGTGTTTCCTGTACTACCAGTACATATTTGATTTATATTGACTAAAACAGATGGACTATCTGGTATTCCTGATGCTGTTGCTGTATTTAACATCAAATCTGTTGAAGTTCCTTGCCAGTATAATTCTACATAATCATTTGTGTTTAGAGATGTTCCTATAAAATCATATGATAATAAGTTTTCAGATGGTTGTCCAGTAGATTTTCTCGCTTGTATTGTAGTGAAATGTGATGAGTTCGGATAATTTGTACCATTAAACTTCAACCAAAAGGTAACATCTTCTTCATTATTTGAGTTATTCTCTAAAAGAAGTGTAACCGACATCCTATATGTACCAGGTTGTTCTATAACTATCTTATTTGATGATATAGTTATACCTCTAAACTCTTGTGCTCTATTCAAAGATATAATCTGTGGAACTCCGGCTACAAATATACTTTGTGGTGTTGTTGAAAAGAAAACACCATAACCACATGAAACTGGTGCTGGTTCAGGTCGTCCTATCCAAAGTTCGCCTCCTACCGTAATCACTCCATCAATATTTAAACTATCCTCTACTTCTAATAATCCCTGTTTATATCTTGTGTCAGCACCAAATGAGTATGTACCAGTTATATCTTCTATCTCTAAACTACCTAAAATAGTCATATCCTTCGGACGACTTTCTTTTCCTGTCTGTATAACAACTTCTTTATTTGATGGTATTATTCTCCAATCACTTTGACCTAAATTGTATCCTTCTACTGCCAGATTAACACCTTTTTGATATGGTGCCCATCTACCTGCTTTATTGTCTAAATCACCTTTTATACCTGAACCTAAATAAGCACTATCAGCGTCATTTATAGTTTTGTTTTTAGTTCCAAAGGTTAAAACATTATCTCCTTTTAAATCTATTCCTGATGACTGAAAAGCCCAGTTTCCACCACCCTGTATTGAGTTATTTTCACCACCTAAAACACCGCTGTTATCACCACTTACAAAGTTATTATCTCCTAATATAAGTTGTTTAGTAATCTTACCATATGTTCCGCTGATAATCGTTCCACCACCTATGTTTCCATTACCTATCACGATACCACCACCGATGTCTATACCACCGTTGTTGATACCTAAATCACCAATAGATATAGGGTCTTTTATTTGTTTCGGTGGTCTAACTATACTCGCTGTTCTACCCGGCTGTTGAATATACTTTTGTCCTTCTTTTATTTTTAATAATTCTACCGTAGTTAATCCGTTTTCCATCGGTTTGTAATCTATAATCTTATTAACATAGTAATAAGCGTCTATTACAAAAACCTTTGCCCAAAAATTATCTTTAATCAGCCTTATATCATATTCATCTAAATAAAACTTACTCTTAACTAATTTACCATCTTCTATTTGATTTACATAATCACTCCAATAAGTTTCATACATAGTGTTATATGGTAAATAAACATAATCATAATAATACATATACTTCGGTGTTCCAAAGTGTATATCTAAATTAGGACTATATGGATTATCAAAATGGCCTGCGTATGGATATTGTGTGAAGTTAGATGACACAAATAAACTTTGTAATTTCCAGTTAAAGTTTTGATTAGGCGGACTTATTAATCCACCCCAGTATAAAACTCTTGGACTAACTTTCGGGTCAGCCTGTGATATCGCTGGAACTACTGCTCCGAATTGTGTTTTAATGAGTGGTGTTGGTGAAAATGGACTTTCTATTTTTTGTTGTCCTTTAACAAAATCATTACCAAAAGTGTATTTATATTGTCCGTAGATATCACCTGTTAAATCAAAGTAATCTTTGTTGAATTGGTCTGTATCACTTTTCATCGTGAAAAGCATTTCTTTATATTGTAGTTCAGCCAGAAGTGTAATCTCGTCCTCTGATGATAAATCCTTTTTTAAACTCCAATCTAAATTAAGTGTCTTATCATAAAAATCTGGACGCGTATCTAAAATTAGTTTTCTTTCATTTGATGGGTCTATCTGTATATAAAGGTTATATCTTTTTATTAAGTCATTAATAAAATCCTTTTGTTTAATCTTTGATGAAATCCAGTCTTCTGGTTTTATAGTTTCTCCTTCTTGTGCGGCGAATACTAAACCATTTGAGAATAAATAGTTTTGAGGACTGGTATTAGTTTGAATACTTAACTGAAAATTATAGTTATCATAAAAACTTGTAATACCATATTGAGTTCCGTTAGATTGAAAAATCTGATAAAAAAGTTGGTCTAAGGCTTGATTACCAGGACCACCGCCGTTGTTCGGTTTGACTTCTAATCTTATCCTTACTTCTGTAAGTGGTGGTAAAACCAACTCTGGTGCCTGTGAATAAAAGTTTATATTTTGTTGTATAGTTGAACCCGGAATATAACCCTGTGATGAGTTCGCGATGAAACCATCTCTAATAACTTCTACTCCTTGCCATACTATCCAGTTTGTAGTAAATGGTAATTTATATTCTAAATAATGACGGCACTTAAAAATTGGATTGTCTATCCATAATTGCGGATTTTGTTGATTAACAAAGTAATTACCTGATATAATATGTATATAAAAACTATTCTGATTTGATAGGACTAAATCATAATTCAACTGCCATATCGGCGCCCATTTTCTTTTAACATTTGTAGTCCATACAGAAGTCGCCGCATCCCATGTCGCGTCATTATCATAAAAACTATTTGCTGGTGTAAGTGTATTCGGTACATTATCTGCTGGTAAAGAATATGTTGTACTTAAAAAATCTATACCGGGTGTTCCTGACTGGTCAAAAAAACCTGATGAACTATATGATGCTCCGAACTGATAAGATGTTGTTGTAGATTGAGTTATACCAGCACGGAAGTTCTTTTCGTCTATGTCCTCCTGTGTAATACTTTGAGAACCTGAACCTACAAAAGGTATAATCTCTCTTTCAAATTGACTATTGGTTTTTAATGAACCAGTCCAACCAAATCCCGCCTCTTGAAAAATCTTATCTATAATATACTTTGAATAAAACGCTGGATAAAAATCTTCTACATTATATAAAGGGTCTTTGTCTGGTGTTCCATACATCGGATACACCCAGCCGTTAGTCCAACTTTGTGTCCAACTGAAAACTATATTATTGTAAGAATAACTATGGTAAAGTTCTCCATAATCTAACTGATTTAAGGTTTTCTCACCTAACTCTGTCATTAAATCTACCGTGTTGTTGAAAACTACAACCTCATAATAAATTAAATTACCCTGTTGGTCTGTATTCATTAGTTTTTTAATCTTACGAAGTTGTAAAAACCCCTTCATAACTACTTCACTATTGACAGATATACTACAAGGTGTTTTTCTATTCGGATTAAAAGCCGTGAAGTCAGCGTTTATATCATAAAGATTACCCATCCAAAAATTATTGTTCTTTGTTCCGGGCAACATAATAGTTTTTGAGAACGCCGCGTTCCTTTTTGTGATGTCTCTAATATCTGCGATACTATATTGTAAGGCAATTGAAAACTCTTGGTTTAAGTCAAGTTTTGTTGTTGGTGGTTCATTTAAGAATAACTCTACATAATTAAGTCCTGCCATTATTTTTGAGTGTTGTTTTTATTACTTATTTCAAAAGTTATAGTGTAGTTGATAATCTGGTCGTTTATTGTCTGTTTTCTTTCTGTTGAACTTACGGTTAAACTCACCGCGATTGCTGTTCCGTTTTCTTTAATCCAATATACCTCTGGACTTTCCATAAGTGTCATTAAAAAGTCCGATGTAGATTGATTAACCCA